GATTGTACGCTAGAGGTGAGCAATCTATTCAAAAATATAAGGATGAGTTATCTATAAATGGTGATTTGTCCTATCTTAATTTAGATTGGAAGCCTGTTCCAATTATACCTAAATTTGTGGATATTGTAGTAAATGGTATAGCTGAGAGATTGTATGATGTGAAGGCATACTCTCAAGATCCTGCTGGCGTGAGCAAACGTACAGAGTATATGGAAGGTATATTGAAAGATATGAAGTTGAAAGATTTTGATAATAACTCTAAAGAATTGTTAAACATAGACTTATCTACAACTCCACCAGAAAAACTCCCTGACTCTGAAGATGAATTATCATTACACATGCAGCTTAATTATAAACAAGCAGTAGAAATAGCCGAAGAGCAAGCTATAAATACATTATTAGATGGTAGTAAATATGATTTAATTAAAAAAAGATTTTTTTATGATCTAGCTGTTATTGGTATTGGCGCAGTAAAAACAACTTTTAATACATCTGAAGGAGCTAAAGTTGAATATGTAGATCCAGCAAATTTAGTGTATTCTTACACAGAGTCCCCTTATTTTGAAGATATATATTATGTTGGTGAAGTAAAGGAAATACCAATAAATGAATTGGCAAAAGAATTTCCTTTTTTAGAACACGAAGATTTAGAAGAAATATACCAAAACAACGGTAATTACACAGGTAAATACGATAGAAGTAGTAATGATTATGATAGTAATAAAATAGAAGTTTTATACTTTAATTACAAAACCTATATGAACGAGGTTTACAAAGTGAAAGAAACTGCTACTGGTGCTATGAAAATATTACCTAAAGACGATAGTTTTAACCCACCCACAGATGTTGAGTTTAATTTTTCTAAATTACAAAGATCTATAGAGTGCTTATATGATGGTGCTATTATATTAGGTACAGATAAATTACTTAAATGGGAAATGTCAAAAAACATGATGAGACCTAAAAGTGATTACACTAGAGTTAAAATGAATTATAATATAGTTGCACCTAGAATTTACAAAGGGAGAATAGAATCACTTGTTGGTAGAATAACAGGTTTTGCTGATATGATTCAATTAACTCATTTAAAATTACAACAAGTATTGTCAAGAATGGTTCCCGATGGTGTTTATATGGATGCTGATGGATTAGCTGAAATAGATTTAGGTAACGGAACAAATTATAATCCACAGGAAGCGTTAAATATGTTCTTCCAAACGGGTAGTGTTATTGGTAGATCTTACACACAAGACGGTGATCAAAACTTAGGTAAATCACCAATACAAGAAATATCAAATGGAGCTGCCGCGGGGGGTAAAATGCAGTCATTAATAGGTAACTATAATTATTATCTACAAATGATTAGAGATACAACTGGATTAAACGAAGCTAGAGACGCTTCAACACCAGATTCTAAATCGCTAGTTGGTATACAAAAAATGGCCGCAGCAAATAGTAATACAGCTACAAGACATATATTACAATCTGGATTATATTTAACAGCTGAAGTATGTGAATCTTTATCTCTTAGAATATCTGATATATTGGAGTACTCACCAACTAGAGATGCTTTTGTGCAAGCTGTAGGATCGCATAATGTAGCTACACTAAAAGAAATGTCTGAATTACATTTATATGATTTTGGTATATTTTTAGAATTAGCGCCTGATGAAGAAGAAAAGCAAATGTTAGAAAATAACATTCAAGCTTCTATTTCACAAGGTTCTATAGATCTTGAAGACGCGATTGATTTAAGAAATATTAGAAATATTAAATTGGCTAATCAAATGCTTAAAATTACTAGAAAGAAAAAAGCAGAAGAAAAGCATCAAAAAGAATTAGAGACTCAAAAAGCACAAGGAGAAGCACAGGCGCAAGCCTCCCAAGCCGCGGCTGAAGCAGAGACTCAAAAAGCACAAGCAGCACATCAACTAAACATGGAATTAGAGCAAATGAAGGGGCAATTAAAATCTCAACAAATGCAAGAAGAAGCTGAGATTAAAAAAGAACTCATGCAGATGGAGTTTGAAATTAATATGAAGCTTCAACAAATGAATATGGAAGAGGTTGATATGAAGGAAACAATGAAGGAAGATCGTAAAGACGAAAGAACAAAAATGCAAGCATCACAACAAAGTGAACTTATAGACCAAAGATTAAATAAAAAACCACCTAAAAAGTTTGAATCCTCAGGTAATGATATTATGAGTGGGGAATTTGGATTAGGCGAGTTTGGTCCTAAGTAAAATTTATTAACTATTATTATATTATATTATGGCAAAGAAACAAGAAGGACCAGTCGTGGACAACGATACTGGTAAAATAAAAGTAAAAGGAAAAAAAGAAAAACAACCAACTGGTAATGAAACAAAAGGAAACGTTACTAAAGTTAAGTCTAAAATGAAACAACCAGTTGAAGATTTAGAGTCTATAACTAAAATTGATTTAAACACACCACAAAAACCAGAAGAAAATGAAACTAAAGAAGATAACACTAACAACGAGCGAGTGGTTGCAGAGTCTAAAGATGCCAACGCCTCACAAGAACAAAAAGAAGTACAACAGGAAAGTGAAACACAAGAAACTCCAATACTAGAAGAGATCACTAAAGAAGAAACCGAGAAAGCAGAAGAAATAACTGAAAAGGTTGAAGAAGTTATAAATGAATCTATTGAAACAGGTAAACCTTTACCTGAGAATGTTGAAAAATTAGTTAGTTTTATAGAAGAAACTGGTGGTGATATAAACGATTATGTAAAGTTAAATAGAGATTATTCTGAAATGGATAATCATACTTTACTACGAGAATACTATAAACAATCTAAACCTCATTTAAATGATGAAGAAATTAATTTTCTTATGGAAGATGAATTTTCTTATGACGAAGAGAATGACGAGGAAAGAGATATACGAAGAAAAAAATTAGCGTTAAAAGAGCAAGTTGCCAACGCTAAAACTCACTTGGAAGAGACTAAATCCAAATACTATGAAGATATTAAAGCTGGAAGTAAACTTACAAAAGAGCAACAGAAAGCAATTGATTTCTTTAATAGATACAACAAAGAAGAAGAACAAAACAAAAAAATAGCAGAAAACAAAAAAAATAGTTTTTTAAATAAAACACAAGGTGTTTTTAACGAAGAATTCAAAGGTTTTGAGTTTAACGTAGGAGAAAAAAACTATAGATTTAAAGTTAACAACGCTAGTGAAGTTAAAGATCAACAAAGCGATATCAATAATTTTGTCAAAAAGTTTTTGAACGAAAAAGGAGAGATGTCAGATGCTAAAGGTTATCACAAATCACTTTACACAGCAATGAATGCTGATGCTATTGCAAAACATTTTTATGAACAAGGAAAGGCTGATGCTATAAATGATAGTGTTACAAATGCTAAAAATATAGACATGAGTCCTAGACAATCACATAGTGGCGAAATAAATGCTGGTGGTTTAAAAGTAAAAGTTTTGGGTGATAATTCTTCTGATTTTAAGTTTAAAATTAAAAATAAAAATAAATAACAATTTAAAAAAACAAAATTATGGCAATTACTGCAGGTGGTAATTTGAATAGTGTTGTAGCTCCACAGCAACAAACACTAGCTTCGAATTACATCGATTTTACAAGCGCTGGAACCGCAGGTTGGGCGCAACAATATTTACCAGATCTTATGGAGAAAGAAGCTGAGGTTTTTGGAAACAGAACTATCTCAGGATTTCTTTCACAAGTAGGAGCTGAAGAATCTATGACGGCTGATCAAGTTATTTGGTCTGAGCAAGGTAGATTACACTTATCATACGTATGTACAGTGGACGCGGATGGTGATGTTAATGGTACACTTACAATTACTACTGATATAGATGGTAATGCGTTGACTACTACTCATGGTATTAGAGTTAATGATATAGTATTAATAGCACAAGCTGGTGTTGTAGTTAAAGCATTAGTTGTTGAAACTCCATCTTCTTCTGTTGTTTCGGTTGAGCCTTACGCTACAGCTGCTTTATCAACTTTATCTGATGGTACAGCTACTGTACTAGTTGTTGGTTCTGAGTATGGTAAAGGACAATCGTACAGTGATATCACTGGTACAGCGGCAGCTGATAAAAGAACAGCTTTAGAACCTACTTTCAAGTCTTTCACAAACAAGCCAATTATTATGAAAGATTACTATGAAATCTCTGGATCTGATGCTTCTCAAATTGGTTGGGTTGAAGTTTCTGGTGAAGAAGGTCAAAGTGGTTACTTATGGTACTTAAAAGCTGAAGGTGACACTAGAGCTCGTTTTACTGATTACTTAGAAATGGCAATGTTAGAGGCTGAGAAAACAGCTGCTGCATCTATCATCGGTTTTGCTGATGGTCAAATTAGAGGTGCTGCGGATTCAGGTGCTGGTGGTTCTGGTACTGAAGGTTTATTTGCTGCTATTGAAGATAGAGGTAATGTAACTTCTGGTATTACAGGTGTTAACTGTGCTACTGATTTAGCTGAATTTGATGCTATCTTAGCTGAGTTTGACAAGCAAGGTGCTATTGAGGAAAACATGATGTTTGTAAACAGAACTACTTCGTTGGCAATTGATGACATGTTAGCATGTATGAATTCTTACGGGGCTGGTGGTACTTCTTACGGCGTGTTTGATAATGAAGAAGACATGGCGCTTAACTTAGGTTTCTCTGGATTCCGAAGAGGTTCTTATGATTTCTATAAATCTGACTTCAGATACTTAAATGACAAAGCTACAAGAGGTGGTATCAACGATAGAGCAGGTAGCGCGGCTATCCGTGGTGTATTTGTTCCAGCTGGTACTTCTTCTGTTTATGACCAAGCTTTAGGTAAAAACCTTAAACGACCATTTTTACATGTTCGTTATAGAGCTTCTCAAACTGATGACAGAAAAATGAAAACATGGGTTACTGGTTCAGTTGGTGCTACTACATCAGCTTTAGATGCAATGCAGATTCACATGCTTTCTGAAAGATGTTTAGTTACACAAGGTGCTAACAATTTCATGTTAATGAAGTAAGCATTTATTATATTAAGGATCGAGGCTTCGGCCTCGACCCTTTCTTTTTATTAATTTTATTATATATTATATTATGGCAAAAAAACAAACAAAAGTCTCAGCACAGGCAGACCCTGGAGATGAGCACGTAGAACAAGTGGTAATTAAAACTCCACCAGTTATGGAGAAACCATTACCGAAAAAAAATAAAAATACTTGGGAAATAAAAGATAGATTATATTACTTGAAAGGTGATAAAAAACCTTTGTCTAGAATGATAAAATCAGCTGATTTATATTGGTTTGACGAGGAAAAAGGTTATGAAAGAGAAATAAAATATTGTGAAAATCAAACAACACCGTTTGTTGATGAAATGAAAGGTGATCAAAGACTTTCTCATATTATATTTAGATCAGGAAATCTATATGTTCCAAAAGAAAAAAGTATATTACAAAAATTTCTCTCTTTATATCATCCGGATAGAGATGTTATATTTTACGAGGACAAACCTGTTGAAAGAGCAGAAGATCATTTGGATTGGTTAGAATTTGAAATAGATGCTATGAACGCGGCAAATAATTTAGATATTGATATGATGGAAGCTATTATGCGTGTAGAAATAGGTTCTAGTGTATCAGCGTTAAGTTCTAAAGAGCTTAAAAGAGATTTATTATTATTTGCTAAGAAAAAACCAAAACTATTCTTAGAATTAGTAACTGATGATAACATAGGATTAAGAAACATGGCTGTAAAAGCTTGTGAATCACATATTATAGAATTATCTCAAGATCAAAGAACTTTTAGTTGGAAAAGTACTGGTAGAAAACTAATGAGCGTTCCATTTGATGAAAATCCTTATTCAGCTTTAGCTGCCTGGTTTAAAACTGACGAGGGCGTTGAAGTTTATTCTCAGGTTGAAAAAAGATTAAAATAATCTAACTGTAGAGCGGTCGCCCTACGGGGCGATCGTAACTACAAAAATATAATTATATGGAAGAAAATAAATCAAAAGGATTGGGCGACTCAATAGAAAAAATTACAAAAGCAACTGGAATAAAAAAAATAGTTGATGCTATTAATGAAGCAAGAGGAGTCGAAGATTGTGGCTGTGAAAAAAGACAAAAAGCATTAAATAAATTATTTCCTTATAAAAAATAAAATATGGCTATAAGTGTAGACAAGGTATATCAACAAGTTTTAGCAATGGCAAATAAAGAACAAAGAGGTTATATAACACCACAAGAGTTCAATATATTAGCGCCAAGTGCTCAAATGCAAATTTTTGAAGAATATTTTTACAATGAAAACCAAGCAGATCGAAATGTAAAGAATTCAACTCAGTTTTCAAACGTTGATGAGATGATAGATGAAAAAATATCTGCATTTAAATTAACATCTAATGTAACAATGGCCCCGGGTGGTATTGGAACTCTACCAACTAATTTATATAGGTTAGGTATGGTTTTCAAAACGGGTTCTGAAATTGAAGTAGAGCAGATGACTGAAGAGGAAATGTTGTATGCTAGAAAGTCTTATCTAACAAAACCAACAAGTCAATATCCAGCTTACTTTAGACGTAATAAAACACAAATTAAAACTTACCCAAACTTGGTAGCTGTTCAATGTAACTATATTAGAAAACCAGTTGATCCAGAATGGGGTTATGTAGTTGTAAATGAAAAAGCTTTGTATAACGCTAGTAATTCTATAGATTTTCAATTACATTCAAGTGATGAAGCAGAATTAATTTATAAAATACTTTCTTTAGCGGGGATTACTATAGCCAAACCGGGTCTAAGCACTATTGGAGAACAACAAATAAACCAACAAAAACAACAAGAAAAACAATAAAATATGGGATTATATCAAGGTGATTTAGGAGATTATTACTCAAACCCTAGTTTAGAAACATTAGGGGCTTATCAATTCGTGTCTCTTTTGGATATTATTAATAATTTTCGAATAGCTTATGTTGGTGAAGATAAAATAATACCAAAAATTTCTCGAGCTGATATTAAGTTTCATGCTATGAGAGGTATACAAGAGTTAAGTTATGATACATTTAAGTCTTGTAAAAATTTAGAATTAAACGTTCCAAGCACATTGTTATTTCCTATACCACACGATTATGTTAACTATGTAAAACTTACTTGGGTAGATGGGAGTGGTGTTGAACACGTTATGTATCCAGCAAAATTTACATCTGATCCAAAATCATATGTCCAAACATCGACTGGAGATATTGATGTATCTAGCGGTGCTCCAGTAGAAGAAGAGTCAACAGCTTGGAGTAATTATCAAACAGGTCCAACTTCGACGACACAAAACAATGATTACGAAGATCATTTATACTGGATGGATAATGGTAGAAGGTATGGTTTAGATCCTCAATATGCGCAATCAAACGGTTGGTTTTACATGAATTGTGATACTGGTTATATTCATTTTTCGTCTAATATTAGTGGATTAGATGTAATATTAGAATATATAAGCGATGGATTAGGCACGGATGCAGAGATGAAAGTTCCAAAACTAGCTGAAGAAGCTATGTATAAACACATTGCATATTCAATATTAAATACAAGGTCAAACGTTGATAGAAATATTGTAGCTTCTTTTAAAAAGGAAAGATCTGCCGCTATTAGAAATGCAAAATTAAGATTATCAAATATTAAATTAGAAGAGATTACCCAGGTATTAAGAGGTAAATCTAAATGGATAAAACACTAAAATATGCCACAAATAAATAGAGGATTCCAGTTATCTAAAATGAACAAGGATTTCGATGAAAGAATTGTTAAAGATGGGGAATATAGAGATGCATTAAATATTCAAGTACAATCGTCAGATGAGGATAACGTAGGATCCGCACAATCTATATTAGGTAACATTTTAATGTCTTCTGGTTTAATTCCAGACGAATGCAGATGCGTTGGTTCTGTTACTTATGAAAAAGAAGATAAAATATACTATTTAGTAGCTGGGCCTGAGTATGATGTTAAAACTGACGATGGTCTACCTTTTTCTTGGAAAGATTATATTATAGAATATGATGTAGCGACAAAAACTTTTAAATTTGTTTTTGTAGATATATATAGAACACATTTTTTAACTTCATTAGATTCCCAAACTAATCCAAATCCTAGATATTTGGAAGTTGACGATCCGTCAAATCCTCCTATATCCAATGTTAGATTCGAAATGAATGTCAATGGTTATAGTCCTGGAGGTGGTCATATTATAAAGTCTGATACTACCGAAACCACAACTGTCACAGACGCTGGTGATATTCTTGTTAATTCTAACGTTGGACCTAAAATACTGATATATTCAGTAGAGACAGATTTTGATGACGTGCCACTTCACAATGTTCCAGCAGGAACTATTCTTCAATGTACACAAGAACGTGTATTAAATTTTCACCCAAACAATATAATAACTGGTATAAACATTATAGATGGAATGCTATTTTGGACAGATAATTACTCTGAACCAAAGAAAGTAAATATTAAAAGATCTATAAGTGGTACTGGAGGTTCTACTGAATTACCAATTTCAATAACAACATTATTTAATGGTGATAATCATGATTGGCACACTAGATTATGTATATCACCTGATAAGCATAATGGTCTTCGGGTTTTACGTAGAACAACCTCTAGAACATATTACGCTGAAGAAGAAAATATTACCGTTATAAGAAAAGGGCCTAAAACTCCTCCTAGATTAGTAATGTCTCAACATGAAGACGGTAGACTTGATGTTAATGGAGATCCAACAGATACATTTTCTCCAACAACAACTGGTATTTTAGGTAATCCAGATAATTTAGCAAATCCAAATGACCAAAATTGTTTTACTAAAATTGAAGTTCAAGCGTTAAACACTTTCCGTATACCAAAAGTTACAGGTGATAAAATAGGAGATGTATATTTAGATAATCCAGTTTTTTGGAAAGAAGGAGATATTATCTTGTTTAATCAACAACAAGATATAAATAGTGCTGAAGGATTTACAGAACATGATGTTAGAGCTATGGTTATAGGTCCAATTCCTTGTGGTGGTGTAATGCCTTGTGCAGGACCATGGCACATGGAAATACAATCTATAGATGGTGATAGTATAGACGAAGAGCAAAAAATGTGGAATTTAAGATTGGAAGAAAAGAAACCAATGTTTGAATTTAAGTTTGTTAGATTTGCTTATAGATATAAATATGAAGATGGTGAATATTCTACTTTTTCACCTTGGTCTGAATTAGCTTTTTTACCAGGAGAATACGATTATCTACCTAAAAAAGGTTATAATCTCGGTATGACCAATAGATTAAGACAATTAAAAATCACGAATTATATAGTAGAACCATCTGAAAGACCTAAAGATGTAATTGAAGTAGATTTACTATATAAAGATGAGGCTTCTCCTAATATATATACAGTTGAAACAATTAAAAGAACCGATGGTTGGACTGTTAAAGGTGAGTTATTATGGCCTGATCTATTAAATGGTCCAAATGTTTTAGCAAATAGTTCTAGTAGAGGTGAATACGAAGTCACTTCAGAATTAATACACAAAGCAGTTCCTTCAAACCAAATGTTACGTCCATGGGATAATGTGCCTAGAAAAGCATTAGCACAATCTATAAGTGCTAATCGTTTGGTATACGGTAACTATGTACAAAATTTTAACTTAACTAGTTCTCTTAGTTGTGGAGATGAATTTGAGGTCGAAATAAAACCAGAAATAAACGTTTCACTAAGAGCTGTTGATGCACCTTTAAACGCCCCGGCAGGAACTAGTAACGAACCATTAAACGGACTTGATACTACAACAGGGTTTGCCTTACCAGGTAAAACAGCTAGATCCTTAAGAACTTATCAGGTTGGTGTTGTATATGGTGATGAGTATGGTAGAGAAACACCTGTATTAGCTGGTCATAATGGTACTGGTAGTTTAACAATTCCCAAAGATAACTCTAGTACACTCAATAAACTACATGTCGATATAGCAACTCCAGCTCCTGATTTCGCGCATTACTACAAGTTATATATAAAAGAAACATCTAACGAGTATTATAATCTCGCTATGGATCGTTGGTATAACGCTGAAGATGGTAACGTATGGCTATCTTTTGCTAGTGCTGATAGGAATAAAGTAGATGATGAAACTACACTTGTACTAAAAAAGAAACATGATTCTCACGAACCGGTTATAGATAAGGCTAGATATAAGATATTAGCTATAGAAAATCAAGCTCCTGATTTTATAAAAACAAATATTAAAAATCTAGGATCGTTAACTAACAATGCTGGTGGAACCGCTATTGGTACTACTGCAACTGGTTTTCCAGCGCCAGATGGAGACAAACTTTGGTTTACAACTGGTATTACTGGTTTGAGTGATATTTTTGATAGTGCCAATGTTGCTGAGGCTCAATTGACCGCGATGAGAAATCGAGGCACGTTATATTTTAGAGTAAGAACTGATACTATAAAATCTGATTGGTATCAAGTTGCTGGATATACACGAAGTAGTGGTAGGCATAAATTTAAATCTGATAAAGCATTTGGCGATGATATGGACTTTACGTCTATCGGAGGTGATATATCTACTGTTGTAACTGGATTAAAAATAGAATTAGCAGAGCACACAATTGAAAACAAGAAAGAATTTGAGGGTAGATTTTTTGTTAAAATATATAAAGATTTAGTATTGCAAAACGAAATACTATCGTCAATAGTGCCAGAATACAGGGTTAGAGTAGGTATGCCTATAGGCTATTGGAATATACCAAAAATGGGCGCTCCAAATGTTATAGGTATTTCTTCAAATGTTATGGATTGGGAATCAGCGGGCTTAAATGTGAAACGTGAGTTTGATTCTAATACAAATGCAGTGCCTGATTGGTGTGTAGATGATCCTAATGGTAATGGCGTGGGGGGTAATGATAGAGAGCTTTGGTTCTATGGTGCTAATGGCTCGCCAATACAAGGTAATTATCTTAGTATTGGTTGTGGAAGCGACAATGGTGCTGTTCAAGGCAACGTTAGAGATTGGATGGTAGCAAGTTCAGGTAGATTTCATATTGATAATATGTGGGTTAGATATAGAAGATGTGATGATTGCGCTGGTTTAACTTGTTGCTCAACAAACTTATTTCAAGGACCAGAAGATGATGATGCTAATATGGGTAGAGGTATTCATGACGGAAGTGGAAACCCGACTATGAACGGTACGTCAATGGACATTGGTTATATAACAAACCGACAAAGTGTAGGTATTGATATATATCCTTGGCAAGACGAAGGCGATAAAGTTTTTTACGATTTAATGATATCACCTGGAACTAGATTTAGATGGAGAGAAGATCCAGATGAAACAGTATACGTAGTTACAGGATCTATCAACGCTAATTCAGATTGTAATAGTAGACACGGCCAGATGCATACTTGGCATGATGATTCTGACGAACCTGGTAATAATAAATTTAGATTTCAAGTTGATTTTCAACGTGAAGATGGTTCTCCTGATGGCTTTGCTCCCAATAATACCGCTTCACAATATAATCCAATTGGTGGTAAAGAAATAACCAAAGTAGCTAATCGTGAAGAAATGGGTTATTGGGGTGGAAGACAATCTGACACGTCTACCATATATGCAGGTAATAATGGTAGTTATACTAATTCGGGAATACCATTACCGCCTGATTACGATTTGTCTTTGTATCCAAATGGAATACCATCTGGGGATGCTGATTTTAATTCTTACACAGGTACAGAAGTTGATGCTGGTGGTAATCTTCTTACTGTTACTAAAAGAGAAATGGGTTGTAGATGGAGAAGACACGCTTCTAAATTCCATCATATAGATATACTTGAACCTTTAGAAGATGATGATGCAGATTGGAGTTCGGAAAATCCAGCTATATGGGAAACAGAACCCAAAGAAGATGTTGGTGTAGATATATATTACGAGGCATCTCCAGCTCTACCTATAAGAGTGGATTACAAAACAAATGAAATGTTTGCTCCTTATGGTAGTAAAATCGTTAATATGTTTGGAAAACATGTTGGGACAGATCCTACCGCGATAGCATTTCCAGATAACAATTTTGTTGTTGCTTGGAGTGCTAATAGTGTTCAGTTTCTGTTCCCTATTGACGTAGGTACTACAACTGGCTCTAGAATTGGTTTTGAAAGACCAGATGGTTTAGTAACATATGCTATTGTTAATCAAAGTGTGGGTGGAATTGATCCAAACACTGGCCTTCCATTACCAGCTTCAGACACAAACTTTTTAGTGCCTAGTAATTATTTTACTATTAGATATTCAGAAAACTGGTGTCCAGATCCTATAAATAATCTTTACTCAAATGGTCCGCATAATCAACCGGTGGATTTAGGTTGGTATAATGCGTTTGCTTATGGTAATGGTATTGAGTCAGATAGAATAAGAGATGATTATAACCAAGTTACCATTGCTAATGGCGTGAAAGCTTCTAGCGTTATAGCTACTCAATACGAAGAAGAAAGAAGGCAAACTGGATTAATACATTCTGGAATATATAATTCCACAAGTGGTGTTAATGACTTGAATCAATTTATAGCTGCTGAGAAAATAACAAAAGATATGAATCCTGAGTATGGTAGTATTCAAAAACTACATACTAGAACCGGTGATATTGTTGTTATGCATGAGGATAAGATCATGAAAGTGCTTGCTAATAAAGATGCTTTATTCAACGCTGATGGTAAATCAAACGTAGCTATATCATCTAATTTCTTAGGAACAGATTGGGCGTTTGCAACAAAATATGGTATATCAACAAATCCAGAATCTTTCGCTGTAGATTTACATGGTAGAATATATTTCACGGATAGAGCAAGGAGCGCTGTATTGAGATTGTCAGGGGATGGTATAACAAACATATCAAATTATGGTATGAAAGATTGGTTTAATGACCATTTAAATCCTTACACTGGTATTGCTATAGGATCTTATGACGCTAAAAAGAATTTATATAATTTATCTATAGAAGGATATATAGCTCCAAAAGTATCTGACGAATCAACTACAGATGACGACGTATTCGATCCACCCGGTAGTGGTTGTGGATGTTACAATCCTAATGGAGACGATGGATTCGACGGTTCAGATGACGGTGGGGACAATGTGATACAGATAAGTGATATTGAAGAACCTAATCTTCCTGGTTACGAGTTTTTCCAAAAAACACTTAGTTTTAGTGAGCAAGCTAAAGGTTGGGTTTCTTTTAAATCGTTTTTCCCAGAAAATGGAATTAGTATAAATAATGAATATTATACTTGGCGATATGGTCACATGTATCAACATCACGCTAATAATACTAGGAATTATTTTTATGGACAACAATATAAATCAACAATAGATATATTGTTTAATGACGCGCCTGAGATAGTTAAAAGTTTTACAACACTTAATTACGAAGGATCATTAGCAAGAATAACCCAACACCTTCAACCGGCACATCCCGTATTAGGAGGAGCTTGGGATGATAACGAATATTTTAATCTAACAAGTAAAGATGGTTGGTATATAGAAAGTTCAACTACAAATTTACAAAGTTCTGGAGAATTAGAATTTAAAAACAAAGAAGATAAGTATTTTACTTACATGAAAGGCGTATCTACCACATTAGCAAATTTAGATGAGCAAGAATTTTCTGTTCAAGGTATTGGTGTTTTAGGAAACGTTGACTGGGGAGATCCCGGTGATCCTGAGCCAGACGAACCCGTGGTAGAGTTAAATGATTATTGTTTAGAAATAAGTCCTGTTCCATACTGTGATGAAATTCTAGGTTGTATGGATGTGAACGCATTGAATTATAATCCAGCTGCTACTATTGATGATGGTAGTTGTCAGTATCCAGAAGTACCTGGTTGTACTGATCCTACCGCTGCTAACTACGATCCAACAGCCACTATAGATGATGGTAATTGTTGTTATAGACCAGGTTGTATGGATGATACTATGGGGATGAACCCAGATATTAATGGTATGTGTCGTGATGGATCTGGTCCAATTATACCTTGGACAGCTAATTGGTGCGGTGGTAACAATGGTTGGTTTGTAACTAATTTTGATCCAATAGCATGTTTCAATGAAGGTTGTGAATTACCAATGGGTTGTACAAATCCAAACGCAAGTAATTATGATCCTTTTGCTGTTATTGATGATGGTAGTTGTATTTTATGTACTGTGTATGGTTGTACAGACTCAACAGCTTCAAATTATGATCCAACTGCAGACTGTGATGATGGTTCTTGTCTTTATTCTTGTGATTACGATAATTACACAGATCTTATAATAAGCGATCCATCTTCACCTGGTGCTAACGATGGAATATTTGTAATGAATATTCCCCCAACTACACCACCACTTGGTAATCCTTGGAGTGGTCAGTTTTACCTATTTGATTCGTCGGGCAATACTGTTTTAAATATTCCAGCTATACCCAATGGTAGTTGTACTATTGGTCTTGGTTGCACTGGATTTAATTCTAATATTACTAATTTTTTCACTGCGGTTGGAGATCCATCACAGGCTGCTTGTGGTGATGCGACTCAACTTTGTTATGAGTTAAAATGGGGAGGAACACAATGGCATTTATACGTACAAGGTTTACCAGCTGATACTTATCTTATCCAATTAATAAATAACACTGGAGGCGCTAATTGCGTGTTTCAAGGTGAAGTAACATTTACAGAGCCACAACCTGTTCAATTAGGATGCCTTGGTAATAATTTTCCAACACCATCTACAGTGCAACATTATGAGCAGCCAGGCACGACGTTTGACGCGGCTATTCCACCACCGGGAACCTATGGTTATTTATATGGTGCTAATCATGATTACGATCCTATTAATAATGAAGAGTGTGCAAAATTATTAGGTAGCTCACCAACACTTGGTTATAACCAAACAGATTTAATGTCTACTGGAGATTTAGTACAGTCTAGTAATCTTGATCTTTATACAATGCAGTATTGGCAAATTAGAATTGCTTGCGTAGGATATGGTTGTAGTAAAATACCTTGGAGTTTAGCGGCGTCTATAAATGAAAACACTATATTAGATGGTAATATACCAGGGGATAATTTGTTTAATAATTGGAACCAATCTAGTGGTTTTGGATCAACTGAAACAAGTGATCCTTCTTTTGCCGCTAATTTTAATACACCTACAATTACTCACACTGCTGGAATGTATCAATTACCTGGTTGTAGTGGTGCTTTAGATTATTGGTGGAGTGAAAAGTTTTATGATTGGGCTACTTTTTTAAGTGTTCTTAACAACTTGAAACAGCCTGGTAATCCATACTCACCTTTATTTCCACATGTGTTTGATTATACTCAACATGACTTCTTTTATGTTAGAGATTACATAACTAGATGGGCTGGCACTGATGCTGCTGGTGTTCATGGATTAATTTACGCTGCAACTATAAAATGTACTTGTGATCCTAATGCAAGTGGTATAGATTCGGATGGAACTCCAATTATTTATGGTTGTAATGTGTAGTTAATCCTAAAAATAATTTAAAAATAACTTTAAATCAACTATGGCAAATTATACAATAACTAGAGTAACAGATGCAAACGATATTTACGGTTGTACTAATTTTCAAACAACAGAGACAGAGACTGAAATGGCTATTATTGGTGGTGGACCCAATGCTGTTGATGGAGATATTATATGGATGATAGATTCTGATGCTGCAAATGGATATAATATTAGTGTAGATGATTTCGATATACCAGGCACGGTGCCCACTAGTGTTGCACAAGTTCCATTTAGCTCGTCTCCAATCGCTGGGTACAGAACATTTGTAAACAATCCTGTGCCACCTCCAACAGGTCAAATACCATCACCAGTTTTAGGTATTGTTATGGAACAAATATCATTAACTAGAATTAAAATGATATTATATTTGCATCCAGAACCTACTCATGGTATTAGTGGGAGCGTTTTTACAATGCCTGGTGTTGATATTTCAGCGCAAATACCAATAACAGGATGCGCTTTTAAAGGATCAGTAACAGCTAATATGACGTTTAGAAATATTAGCAACGAATCTGTTACTACTTTGATTAGTGTAAATAATGCGAATACAAATATAAGGCATACAGAAGTTAATAATTTAGAAGATCAGATAGAAGGACTTTTAAATGATGGTAATACTGATTCTATAGTTTCGTACACAGTGAGTGCTCCAGATAAACATAGATTTAAATCAGAGCCAACTCTTTCGTTGAGTAATAATGATTACAAAGTTACATCTACTGTTACCAATGACGATGATGGGAACATGATATCTAAAACATTTAATATTTCCAAAAATATATAATATGGCAACAGAAAATAAATACAGTTATGATATTATACCAAAAAGTGATTTAGCTAGTATTGATATTGAAAACAAAATAAATATAAATAAAAACTCAGTAACACCAATAACGTATGGTGATGTATTAGGTATATCTAAAGATCCAGGGCGTTCTAATAAAGTCACTACATTTAAAATGGATTGTAATATAGAGGAGATACCGATACAACAAGTGAATAGGGTTTTAGGTTTAAAGACTAATCCAAAAGATTTGATAATTAGAAAC